GCAAGCCAAGGCGTCCCCATTAAGGAGATCGCCAAGGTGCTCAAAGTTAACCGCTCAACGATTTACCGAACGTTAAACCGTGAACATCTTCACTCTGGGTCTGCGTGTAACTGACACAGCAGATACCGACGAGAACAAAGTCACACATGTCTTAGCTGAGTCTCTTCCCTCCAGCGACAAACGTGTAATCACCAAAGTTCAGCTCTCAACCAAAGAAGACCACTACGTCGGGAAGATTCTCAAGACGCTGGTGGAAGGTCAAACCGTACTTGCTCTCGGCCCTACAAAGGCAACTCCTGACGGTGTGCTGCAGATGCAGCCGATGCTTGTCGTAACAAAGGACAACTGGGACGACCTTTTGGCTGTAAATCTGTTCATTGCCACGGGTGGCCTCGGTCCTAAAGCGGACGAGAATACTGTGGGTGACAACACAGTCACAAACCGATCGCTCGCTTGGCAAGATGAAAAGGGCGAGACAGCTTGGTTCAAACTCACGGCCTGGGACAAGCTATCTACTCAGCTCTCTGAATTAGCTCCAGGTACCCCGACTATTGCGGTCGGTCGCGTTAATACGTCGGAGAAGGACGATCGCAAGTTCCTTAACTACGGAGTAGATAAGGTTCTTTACCTCCCTCGCAGCAAAAAAGCTGCACCAAAACAAGCAGCTGATCCCGACAAAGGTGTCGTTTCAACTGCTGCTCTCGGTTCAATTGATTTCTCTCTCTGATTAACGATCATGGTTTTTATTGCTGGAAAGTTTGACGCCGATGAAATCCTCTGCCAAGTTCCTCCGCACACGCTCAGGATCGATCTTCAAGCACGTCGTTGGAAGTCCGACAATGACCCTGAGTCGGCCATTACTGACTCAAACGACAACGGCATACCGATTGAGTTCATCCTTCTTGGGTTTACGCCCTATTTCGGTAACCTCGGTATGCGTTCGCACGAAGAGTTTATTCGTATTAGTTACATTGGTGTTACGCCTTCTCACCGTCTTCTTCCTCCACGGTGCGTATGTACGAGTATCATCAGTGGCAAATCGAGCCAGAAAAACTTTATTTCGTACTTCCAAACGCTCTACAACAACCGAATTAACGTTGGTGAAGTAGTAACATCAACCAAGTTTGCACAACGTTCATTCAATGAACGTGATCCAATCACTGGCGCAGACGGGGCGAAGATTAACTACAACGTTCTGGAATTCAAAGATCGTCCCGCTCAGAGCGACGAAGAGAAACAGCTCATCGAAGATGTGTCTGTTTGGCTCGAAAGTCAAGGAGATCTGGTGGCATCTGCTCTTCGTAGCTGTATCCCCGGCTCTAATTTGGTTGAGCTACCTTTGGGACAAGACCACGCGGCCATTAAAGAAGCTTTTATTGAGGCTAATCCAAAACGTCTCGAAGGCGACTCCCCCAAAGGATTAGCTGCGTTGCCCGCTGATGCAGGTACACCAGGAAAAAAACCTAAGCAAGATCCGCCTTCAGCTAAGAAAGATGAAGGCGAGAAGGAGCTGACCGATGAACAGAAGGCGGCCTTAAAAGCTGCGGGTCTCGAGTTTTAAAGCTAGACTCTCGTTAAGGGGTAAGGTTTAGGAGCACACAAGTGCTCCTTTTTTATTGCATTCGAATCAAGTCGCCGAAAGACGGAAGCTCAATATCGTTAAGTATGCAGTATTCACATATTTTCTGAAGAAGCGTTCCTCTGATAAGGTAATTCGTATGAACTAAACTCAGTACCTCACGAGCGTCTTCTGGCCCTAAGTCCAAAACCTTATCTACGAATACACGATGTTGAAACTCCTGTTCGTAAGAAAGGTAAGAACGAAGCTTCTCTAATAACTCTTCCGACATGACCTCCTTCTACAGAGTTCCGAAATATATTTTCGATCCTATCGGGAAAACTGGCTTGGTCAAAGGAAAAGTACTTCTTCCTTCAGACTACGACGGTGAGCTAGCCGCCCAAGTGAGGAAATTTAATGTCGATGATGTAACTATAAACAGAAACCCCGACAACGTACTAGACCTTGATTGGTGGTCAAAACAAAAAGATCAGTTTGATTGGGTAGTCGCAATCACACAAGGTGACAAGGATAAGGCTCAATGGATTGCAGAGTGCGGTATGCAGTCCGCGAGGTACGGTCTCTGTATCCTCGATCGACTTACTTTTCTGGAGCCCACGCGGAATCGCGAAGACTTTCTCCTTAACACCTCTCTTGCGAATATTAAGATTTTGAGTCCAAGGCCGTCATTTCGTGCGGATAACAAAGCTACAAAAGACTCTGTAACCTCAGCGTGGTTTGTATTTCATAGAGCAGGTGCGGCGCTAATAAGTACCAACATAGATTTCGAAGTAGGCTGGCACCGTCCTAAAGATCTAAAGCTGTGAGTAAGCGGCTCCTCGACCGGATTGAGAAGCTGATTGAGCTTCAAGAGAAACAAAATTCAAAGCTTGATAAAATCACTGCGCTTCTAGCAGGTACTCAGTTACTCACAGAGTGTGTTGATTATCAAGGTAATGCACGCTCATCGGAAGACTGTGCGGAGATTGTTATTGAGGGCTTCTCAGCAGCTCTGTGCCTGATGGGCGAGATAGATCAACGCACGAAAGAATATCAGTACCAGAAACAAGAGTTTTTTATTGACGAAGAGGATTAAGTGCAACCTCAGAAATTCGTCTTAAACTTATACTAATTTGACACGTATATTGTGTCCGACACTCGCGTCACTATCAATGGTAGAAGACATTACATCTGTAATGGAGTACCAAAACCACTGCCCTCAGTAACTTCGGTCTTAAGTGCCACTCAAACGGAGGCAACTAGAAAGAAGCTAGAGCACTGGAATAAGATGAACCCCGGCGCTGCTGACGCTGCAGCAGAACGTGGTACTTGGATCCACAACAGTGTTGAAAACTATCTAAGAGGTTTGAGGGTTGTCCCTCCTCAAAATTATGCTCCCTTCTGGGACGGGATGCCTAGTCTCTTAGACGACCTTCTTGATGGCGGAAGAGTACTTTGGTCTGAGAAACCTTTTAACCAACCTGCATGGTCAAAGTACGTCGGAGACGACGGAGTGGGCCGCATTCATTATTATGACGAAAATACAGGTTACGGATACGCAGGGTGCTGTGACCTTATCTATATGAATTCAAACGCCGAGATAATCTTAGCGGACTTTAAAACAAGTAACGGACCTTACTCGGCACGCTTCCCTAACAAGAAAGCAAATGTAGACGAAAAAACTCGCAAAGCTCTTATCTCAGGGGTATTTAAAACAAAGAAGACAAGACTTCAACTGGCAGCGTATAAAGCCGCAGCAGAAGCCTGCCTGGGAATTAAAATTGAAAAGACTCAAATTATTGTTACTACTGCAATTAAAGAGTTCAACACTCAGATCTTTACCTTTGGTCCTAGCGAAGTAGAGAAAGACGAAGAGAGTTGGTTCCAGGTCGTGAAGGATTACTACGAACAACAGCCGTCGACGTAGAATCAGGATCACCAAAACGGGCAACCTGACAGGGTCTTCACCCTTTTTTCAGGATTTTTGCCCCGAATCCAGGCCATACTGTAGGCGCTCAGCGACACTCCATGAACTTTATTTGCTCCCTCAACCCTGGGGTGGTTCCCTTCCTCCACGCTGAGACGGGCAAGATAGAGGCTGGCGGGAACTTTAAAGCCTTTAACGAAGGTTGGGAAGCGAAGGAGCTTGACACTAAATCTTTAGTAGACCAGCTTGGGAAAAAATATGGTTTATGTGCGTGGCACCTTCAAGACGGCAAGAGAAAAAGTAAATCGACGGGCGTAATTAAAGCTGGATTAATCATCGTAGATATTGATAATCAGGCTGACTATAAGGATGAGAAAGGAAATAAAGTTCAGAAGCAAGAGTTAACTGTAGAAGAAGCTCTCGAGCTTGATGTCTGTAAAAAATATTTGACTGTTGGCTATTACTCTCCTTCCGACAAAGAGGGCTGGCCAAGGTTTCGTCTGGTGTTCGGACTAGAAACACCGGTCATCAACCCGGCTTTCTATCAGTGGTTTTGTAAAAAAATCTATTCTCAGATACCTGGGTCTGACGTTCGCGCCACCACGGTGCCAAACCTGTTCTACGGGCCGACTGGGGAGGATCAGATCTTCGCTGCTCCGGGACGTTACATCCCCACTGACAAAATCAACGAAGCCATCAGAGCTTTTTCGCTTCTTCCCGCAGAAGACAAGGGAGAGGGAGGTGACCCGGAAGAATTTCTAAATACTGTAGAGGTTCGTAAAAACGGCATCGAACTCGAGCGGCTTGTGTCCAGCACAGTTCGAGCCGTCTTAGAAGGCGAGGAGGTCGGTGATCGCAGCTCCACGATGGCTGTGATTTTTAAAGAGCTTATTGGTTGGGCGAACTGGTGCAGTACTCATGGAGTTGCACTGCGCTCATCACCGTTGACAGTAGCGCACCAAGCGTTCTACAATATATACAGTTATCCCCATGATGTCGATGGTAAGTTCGATCGCATCCTTAATTCCATTAAAAACCCAGAGGAGCTCCTCCCCGCAGTAGCTCTAGCTTCCGAGCTTGGTGAGCTTGGTACTTGGAAAAAAATTCGCAGAGTCAGTCGGTCTGTCTTCGACACCCACGCCAGCAACGAGGTCAAGGATGCCCTCGAGCAAGCGAAACGAGAGTCAGCCATCAATGCTGTGCTCGATATGTCCGAGTTCAGTCTCGACACCTCTGAGACTAAAACAACTTCAACAAAAACAAAATCAAAACCAGAACAAATGAATACACCTTCGACCCCGAGTCAGCTTGTCAGTCTGCAAGGCGGAACTCGCAAGCGAGAATTCTCCGAAAACGACGTAGCAGACATCATTGTCTCCAATCAAGGAGATCAATTTATTTTTGACAGCTACCTCGATCAGTTCTACCACTACGACGAAGACGAGGACATTTGGTATCACCAAGACGAACAGCACATTAAGCGCCGGATCGTGAACGCACTCGATTCTTTTGTGGTCGCAGGTGTGTTACCTAAGTACAACGCCGCCATGGTGAACAGCGTTTACAGCATTCTTAAAGCAAAACTTCTTAAGTCAGCTGAAGGAGGTCGTAAGAGTGTTTGGTCGAAGGCTAAGGGTTACATCCCTTTTAAAAATGGAGTACTAGACACAACCACGCTGGAGTTTGAACCAGGTCATCACAAAGAACTTTATATGCGTCATAAGCTCGCGTATGACTACAGTGACTCTGCTCATTGTCCCGAGTTCATGAAGTGGATTAAGTCCTCTCTGAATAAAGGACAAGAGGTCTTGATCCAGGCTTTTGCCCGAGCAATTCTGACTGGGTACACATCGGGTGAGCGATTCCTGCACCTCGTAGGTCCCGGTGGTACAGGTAAGTCAACCATGCAGCAGCTAATGGTCGCTCTTGCTGGTTTTCACGGTACCCACACCTCTAGCTTGGAGGTCATCGAGACCAACAAATTCGAGAGTTACAACCTTATCGGCAAAAGGCTTCTCCTTCTGACTGACGAATCTAATTACAACAAGCGTATGGACGTGCTTAAAAAGCTCACGTCCGCTTCAGACACACTCCGGGCAGAGAGAAAATACGGAAAAGAAATTATCAGCTTTAAACCCGAGTGTTTGGTCTGTATCGCTAGTAATGAGCACATCACTTCGAACGACTCAAGCAGTGGTCTTGAGCGTCGGCGATTAACGATTGTGATGGACAAAGTAGTCGATCCGAGTCTCCGTAAAGAACTGATCAGCGTCCACGACGATCATATCGAGGGTGCTTTCGTTGAGGAAATGAGCGGCATCGTGTCTTGGGCGCTGTCCATGGACTACGCAACTATGAAAGACGTGCTCGCTAACCCCACGAAGCACGTCCCGTCGCTCAACCGCACCAACATCGAGGCTCTTCTCTTCAACAATCAATTTGTTGCTTGGCTGCACGACTGCTGCCTGTATGCCCCTAACGCTGTGACGCCCGTTGGACAAGGAGCGAGCAAACCTAACACTGATGAATCGGAGAAAGGAATGTATGTAGCTAATGCATATGGTGCTCTGTATCCGAGTTATGCGAACTTCTGCAAAGCCTGTGGCTACAAGCCTGCCGCTAAACAACGCTTTGTGGAAAGAACCAAGGAGGCTCTAGTCAACATTCTGAAGCTGCCTTCTGTGAAGGTTGTCTTAAATGATGGAATACCTTCAATTCAGGGTCTGCGATTAAAGGCTTATGACCTATCATCAGATCGAGCGTCTAAAGGTTCCGAGCGCCTCCCCTCTCCCGTTGAGTTTGCTCAAGATCCCTTAACCACTCGTTGGGAAACAGCCTTCCAAAAACATGACCAACCTAAATCCTAGTATTGCTCCCTCCCTCGTATTGAGTGCAGCTGTAGGTATCACCACAGCTATCATCGCTCCTCAGTACGTAGGCGCTTCTCTCGCTTTTGCAGGTGGTTTGATTGGAGGTTCAGCCGTTGCCCGCGAAAAAACTCAGAAAAAAGCCAGGGAGCAAGAGACAGCAATCCGTGTAACGAGCTGCTTCTCTTCTCTTTATGAGTCCAACCGGGGAATAATTGACCCGGTTCAACTTGCGTTTCTTTCAAACGTATCTGTAGACAAGGCGCACGACTTCCTAACTGCTCTGGCTGAAAACAACAACGGACAGAAAGTCCCTGTAAAGACAGGGGTCGGCGTTGTCTTCTCTTACCCCCACACTCAGGCCGCCTTGGACGAGCTGACGGCTAACGCCAAGAAGTGGGCACAGGATCAAACACAGCAGATGGCTGCTGAACTGGATGAACACAAGCGAGCAATCCAGTATTTGCAACTTCAGCAAGCAGCAGCCAAAAGTTCCAATCAGGTAAGGGACGAGCCTAGTCCTTGGGAAAAC